TTTACATTAAGCGCTAAATCAATTAGTTATAATGATAAAATTAAATTAATAGAATCATTTGTTACTATAAAAGACGATTATGATGTAATTATTTATGTATCACCTGATGGAGTAGATATCGAAGATAACGGTGTTAGAACAACAGATGCTGACTACCGTATGAAAATAGATTTTGCTATTCGTGGATTACTAAAAGAATACCCACCAGTAAAATTAATAGAAATTAAAGGATCAACAGAAGAACGAATTAATTTAATACTTTCCCAAATAAACTAATATTTATGTATACAGAAATAAACGCAAACATTATGACCCCTAAACAAATACGTACTTTGGTCAAAGAAGTAATATCAGAAGCATTAAATGAACAAGTAACTATAGATGTTTCTAACCCTAATACTTTAACTGATCCTCAAAAACAAACACTTATTCAAAAATCACGAACTACAACTAGAGACAATAAAATAGGAACTCCAGATAAACCAGTTGAATTCGTTGAAGAAGGTAATATTGAGGAGATGGCTCGTAAAGCTAAAGGATACCAAATTGTAAATCCTGAATTTGATACAACACCCTACGCTAATAAGAATATCAGTGGAATATCAATGGCTTCTATCATAGATTATATTAAAGATAACCCAGGTATAGAAAAAAAAGATATTCAAACTCAATTTAATTTTGTTCGTCCACAAATAGCTAACGCATTAATAAATGGTTTAAAAGATGCTGGTATTATTGCTAAAATGGGTGAGATTGAAGTAGATGATGAAACGGGAGAAGTAACAGTAACTGACGAACCAGAAGCTCCTACATCGCGTGCCGGTGCTGAAGATTTTTTTATTGGTAATAGAACGAGTAATTTTTTCTCAACAGGTGAACCTAGCTTAACGGATGATGAAGATGAAATGGGATTCCCTGAAGAACCAGAAATTCCAGAATTACCAGCAGATAGACCGCCAGTAGGAGGATTAGCAGATGAAGATTATGCTGCTTGGATGGAATATAATAAACTTAAAGAGCGTTTAGCTAGAACTAAAAGTGCGTTAATGCAAGCTAAAAAAATGACTAGAGGTAGAGATGATTTATCATTAGATTCTAACGAAATGGAACGTTTAGCTAAATTAAAAACATCTCTTGAACAACGTGTCCAAAATGTAGTTGATTCAAGCGAATATGTTAAAAATAAAATTGAACAAAATAAAACTAAATCATCTGAAGAAGACGAAATAAACGAAAGTATTAAAAGACGTCTTCAACAATTAGCAAACATATAATGACAAATAAATTTATTTGGTTATTAATTGGAGTAGTAGTAGGTATTTTACTTACTACTTATTCTGTTTATATAGGACCACAAAATACTACTTTTAAACAAACGATTGATAGCTTAAATCATGTTATTGATTCTAATAAGAACATTGCTGAGGTTCAAAATGTTAAAATAGCAAAATTAGCTAAACAAGATTTAATATTGGCTGAGCAAGTAACAACACTAACTAAAGAAAGAAACAAAGCTAGAGCTGAAGCAAATAAAAAAGCTAATAACTCTAATTTATCTAATTCAGATACATTACATAAGTTTTTTGTAGATAGATACCCAACAGAAGATAAAACAACATTTTCTTTACCTAAAGAGTCAGCAATAAGTGCGGCTCGCGATTTAATTTATTGTGACGGAGATAGAAACGAGTTATTATATTCTGATAGCATTAACGGTATGCTAAACCAAAGAATAGCTACTAAAGATAGTACTATATATTCATATCAAATAAAAGACACAGCACAACAAACAATAATATCAGCACAAGATATTAAATACAATACATTAAATAAAGAACATACTAAAGTAAATAGACAAAATAAAGCTTTAAAATTATATACTAAAGCTGTTTCTACTATTGCCACTATTTTAGCTGTAATACTTGTAGTAAAATAAAAATATGGAATTAATAAACGAAGCCAAGCGATTCCAGGAATTAGCTGGTATTAATGAAGTAAAAATATTAGCACCTGGTACATACAAATCCGATCCAGAAGGTAACATTACTTGGTGGTTACCTAATGATAGACGTGATCCTAATCAACTAATACAGATTATAGAGGATGATGAAGATATACCTCAAGATGAGGATGAATATGGACCCTATAATAAACCTTGGCTTAATCATGGGAGCCTAGTACAAGGTATTAACAATACGTTCTATGACGTAGATAATAGTGACTATACTTTTTCAGGATATATAGAAGGTAAAGATTATGTAAAGGTAGATATAAAAAATATAGTGCCCTTATTAAATGTTTTTGGAGGAGCCGGTTATAATATTGAAAATATCTGGTTTGGAACAGGATATGCTAACTATTTAGACAGAACAGATGGAGTACTTGAAACTAACACACCATATTGGGAAAAGTTAGTTAAAATAGTAGGCGAAGAAAATATGCCTGAATATATAAAATATTTAAAAAGTTTAGGTATAAAAATAGGAACGAAAACTGCTAGAATTAGAACTAAACAAAATCGACCTTTACTCCCCAAAGAAATAATTTGGATATTTAAAGACCCCCGTAACCCAAATGAAGACACCCAACAATTAAAAATTACGGGTAAGGATGAAGAAGGTGAAAACACATATGAAGTTGTAGATGAAATTACCAAACGCGAATTATGGAAAAAATATAATTTAGGAGGAATAGAATATAAAAACGGTATGAGGATAATTGATAAGTTTGATGATGGTACGGTAGTTATGTGGAGTGATGAACCTGGTTATAATGGTCCTTATGATAACTTTAAAGAGGGAAAAGACTTTATTAAAGTGCCTTTACATAAAATTAAACCCTTACTTGATGTATACGATATTAATATATATCTAGAACTTAACTATTGGAGATTAGATTTACGAACAGAAGAAGGGAGACAATTAGTTAAAATAGTAGGCGAAGAAAATATGCCTGAATATAGAAAATTTTTAGAAAGTTTAGGCATACATATATGGTAGATATACCATAAAAGATATTTTGGTAATTAATATAAAAGCCGGTTAATACCGGCTTTATTTATTCTTATATATTTATATACAACACATTGTGTAGTATATGAGTAATCAACAACAAATTAAGGAGATCATAAAGCAAGAATATATTAAATGCGCAACTGATCCAATCCATTTTTTTCGTAAATATTGTTATATAACCCATCCTGTAAAGGGACGAGTACTATTTCATTTATATCCATTTCAGGCTGAGACATTACAAGAAATTAGAGATAATCGCTTCAGTATTATAAATAAATCTCGCCAGTTAGGTATATCAACTCTAGTAGCTGGTTATTCATTATGGACTATGTTATTCCATAAAGATAAAACAGTACTATGTATCGCTACTAAACAAGAAACCGCTAAGGGTATGGTTGAAAAAGTACAGTTCATGTACAACAATCTTCCTAGCTGGTTAAAAGGCAATCAAAAACCTATTTCCGATAATAAATTATCACTTAAATTAGCTAATAACTCCCAAATAGTAGCTACATCAGCAGCATCAGATGCTGGTCGATCGTACGCAGTATCTTTACTAATAGTGGATGAGGCTGCCTTTATTGAGGGTATCGATAAAATATACACGAGTATTAAACCTACAATTGCTACTGGTGGTGGTATTATAGCTTTATCTTCACCTAATGGTGTAGGTAATTGGTTTCATAAAATGTATACCGAAGCTGAAATAGGTAAAAATGATTTTAAAGCAGTTAGATTACCATGGGATTTACACCCAGACCGTGTAGCCCCTATAGATGAAGGATGGGAACAACGTGAACGAGCTAATATGTCACCTCGTGAATTTGCTCAGGAATATGATTGCGACTTTTTAGGCTCAGGTAATACTGTAGTAGATTCAGATGTATTATCATTTTATGAACAAACATACATCCAAGAACCTATAGAAAAAAGATTAATGGGTGGTGATTTATGGATATGGCAATATCCGGATTACTCTAAAAGTTATTTAGTATCCGCTGACGTTGCTCGTGGTGATGGTATGGATTATTCTACGTTCCACGTTATTGATTTAGAAAATTGTGAGCAAGTAGCTGAATATAAGTCACAAGTTAGTACTCGTGAATTTGGTCATGTACTTGTGGCTATAGCTAGTGAATATAATAACGCATTACTAGTTGTAGAAAACGCTAATATAGGTTGGGATGTTGTAAATACAGTTATAGAGCGAGGTTATGCTAATTTATATTATTCACCTAAATCATATGGTGAAATGAATGTAGATAAATGGATGGCTAAGATGGAAAGTGATAATACTGTTCCTGGCTTTACTAACTCTACTCGTACAAGACCACTTGTTATCTCAAAGACAGAGACGTATATTAGAGAAAGAACGTTTACGTTCCACTCAAAACGATTATTAGAAGAATTACGTGTATTCATTTGGCAAAATGGTAAAGCACAAGCTCAAAATGGGTATAATGATGATTTGGTAATGGCATTGGGGATTGGATTATTTGTTCGTGATACTGGGTTAAAATTTAGTGCGCAGGGTTTAGATTTAACTAGAGCTGCTGTAATGAATATCAGCAATACTAGAACCCCAAGTATGTATACTAACTTACCACATGATTTTCAAAACCCATATCAAATAGATAACGGAGCTGGAGGTATAGAAGATATTAGCTGGTTACTCGGTTAACATATTTATTAACATATTAATATAAAAAAATGGCAGAAAATAATATAAACAATGTTGGATTATTTGGACAATTAAAACGTCTATTTAGTACCGATGTTGTTATCAGAAACGTAGGAGGTAATCAACTAAAAACTATTGATGTTGATCGTATTCAAGCCTACGGAAATATAAAGACTAATGCATTAATAGATAGATTTACTAAACTTCATAGATACGGGGCTAATATGCCGTATAATCCTACTATGAACTACCAAACACTTCGTATCCAGTTATATACTGACTATGAAGCTATGGATACAGAATCTATCATTGCATCTGCACTGGATATTGTAGCTGATGAGGCTACAATAAAAAATGAAACAGGTGAAATACTACAGATCAGAAGTGCAGATGACAATATTCAACGTATACTATATAATTTATTTTATGACATATTAAATGTCGAATTTAACTTATGGGTATGGATACGTAATATGAGTAAATATGGTGATTTTTATTTACATTTAGAAATCGCTGAAAAATTTGGAATATACAGCGTAACGCCATTATCAGTTTATGATATGGTACGTGAAGAAGGTACTGATCCTGAAAATCCTAACTACGTTTGTTTTAAAATAGATCCAATGGTTATTGCCGCTGGTGGTCTTAACTCACGTGTTAAAGATAGGGATGGTAAAATTAAATTTGAAAATTATGAGGTTGCTCACTTCCGCTTAATAGCAGACGCTAACTATTTACCTTATGGTAGATCATATATTGAACCAGCTCGTAAAACTTATAAGCAATACGTGTTAATGAAAGATGCGATGTTACTACATCGTATTAGCCGCGCTCCCGAAAAACGTATATTCTAT